AAGTGGTAGAGCGGAGCGATGTCGGTGAGGTACGCCATCTTGGCGGCGAGCAAAGTGTGCAGGCGGGTGAGCGCCATGAAGTCGCTATCCACCAGCTCGGGGATACGCTCGTTGCTAGCGTAGACACCGACGTAGTCACCGACATCTTGTGAGAAGTCGATGCCGTTGCCGAAGTCCTGCTTGTCGTTCGCCACATACAAGCGGCGAGCGGCCCAGCAGACACCGTTCATGACAGACTGAATGAAGCTGAGTAAACGCTCTGGCTTGAACGGCGGTCCCTCGACCGGGACTCCCTGCTCAAGCTCGGCGGTCACTGCAGCCTGACGAGCGCGCTGCAAACGGAAGAATGCAAGAGCAATACGCTCGAGCGGGTCGTCCGCCTGCTGAGACTCCACGTACTTGGCGATGGAGCCAAGGGTCGTGTTCTTCTCTGACATGTAGCCGATAACGTTGGGAATGAACGATTGATCTTTAATAGTCATGATTAGTTACCTATGGTTGTTACTTGTACTCGGAAAGCAGCTTTGCCAACTGACTGGCAAATTCTGCATCGCCAAACGCTGTATCGATATCAACGTCTGATGATTCGTGGTTAGTCAACTGGTGCTCGTGGTCAACGAGCCAATCCCAGTGGACAGTGTTCAGATTGAGGATTTCATATGGATTAGACATGGTTAGTTCCTTTGATTATTTGGATACGTCGTCTAAGTCATCTTCTATATCTAGCAACAGAATTGTCATTAGTGCCAGCATCACCTCATCTGGGTGATCTTTAGCGTACTGAATTGCCTGGCGTAATTTGTTAGTGATCCGTTGTCCGTTGCTAGTTGTTAGTGGTAATTGCAGTTGTCGCATATTGGTTACCTTTAGTTAGTACACAATGGTCACTGACCGTGAGCCCGGAACGGGCGAACGTTCTAGAACTCCTCCGTTGGAGTTTCCAGTTCGCGCAGCTTTTCCTCTGCCATCATGCGCATGTGCGCCATGGAGTAGATGGCATGGGCTGCTTCGTTAGTGAGGCGAAGGGTTTCATACATGGCCTTGGAGTCCTGGTCTGGGGAGGACTGCAACGAGCTCAACGCCCGTTGCAGTGAGTCAACCGCCAGTACGTAGCACTGTGTGTGGTTCATACGGGCGGGTGTCCGCAACCCCAGCGGTGCCAAGAGGCAATGTCTGCGGCTTCGTCTTCGGTTTGGTAGTAGTTCGACATCCGGTCATAAGGCTCAAGCCACCAGCGGCTAGCGTTCTGGTCGAAGTTAAACCCGGCACGTCCGACGTACCAGCCTGCGCCTGAGCGCATCGGGATCGGAGGGCTAACGACAAGCGTGCCGTGGGGGAAGGTGGTAGAGAAGTTCTGGTTTACGAAGTCTAGGAACTGGCTGAGGTTAGCGACGGGGGCGTCATCACAGTAGATGACTTGGGGGTCAAATAAGTCGTGCTGTTGTGGTTGCGACATGGTTTGGTTTTCCTGTGTCAGTCGGTATAGAAATGGATGCTAACGGCGTTCCCGAAACGGTGGACTTCGGTGCCGAACGTGTTGTGATCGTAGCCTTTGCTCTCGATGTACTCGACGAGCTGCTGGTTAGTTAAGTTGAAGTCGTTGACCTCGAGGGTGTGAACGTTGCGGCAGTAGAGACGCTCGCACCGAATGTACTGAATGGGCTCTAGTGTCATGTGAGTACCTTTGGTTGTTATGTAAATGAATCAATTGAACATCTGACCGCGAATCGGGAACCGATGAGCGTTGTACTGTATAAGTGGACAGTGGTTAGTGGTCAGTTTTGATTACTAGTTTGAGTTATCCACAGACTGTGTGCAGGCAAGGGTCTAAATGTGTGCAGCAAACAAGCCAATGTGTGCAGCAAACGAGGGGGTGTGTGCAGGCATTTTTCCTTATAAATCAATGTGTGTTCACTGTGTGCAGGCATTTTTTCAACTTCGCAGAAAAAACACATGTATTTCTTTGAAAAACGTTTGCTCTCAAAATGAACTTAAAAAACCCTGCACACACTGCACACACTGCACACATTTCGTGTTTGCAGATTTAAAGTGTTTGTGGATCAAGGACTTAGCTGTGTGCACTTGCAACAAAGTTGCCTGCACACATTCCTGCACACAAACCGTAATGGCTGCACACACCCATAACGGGCGACTGACCACGGACCATGGACAACTGGCCATGAGCACATGACCTATGTCCACTGGCACATGACAGGTGTTGCGTGCAAACAACAACTGACCACGGTACGTTGACCGTGGTCAGTGGCTAGTTGTTAGTCGTTAGTGGCCAGTGATGCGAGGATGCCGATGGATGAGAGACCGGTTGCGATGAGCAGCGAATAGCTGACCGGGGGCTCAGTGAAGAACGAGCCGATGAAAGTGATGTTCGCGAGGATGGTAAAGACTAGTGAAGTCTTAGCATTGGTGAAGGACATTGGATAGTTCCTCGTGGTTAAAGATGGGAGGTTGGAGGTCCCTCCCGATTGGATTAGCTGAAGAGGTTGAGTACGCCGAGGACGAATAGAGCTGCCATGTCAGGCTTCTCTTTAGCGTAGGTGACGACAGACTTGGATGCTTCTTTTGCTTTCTCAGCAGCGATATACATCTTGTCTGGTTGTTCGTTGTTGATGTCGTTGTTGTTGGTGGTTTGATTATCCATGAGTAATTACTCCTAGTTAGTGAACAGATACACAATAATCACTGACCGCGAGACACGAAGTGTCGAGCGTTGACGGTGGGGGTTACTGGGCGACAAGGTTCCACGATTCTGGTTAAAAACAAGGTTCCAATGGTTAAATTCCGGGAAAAGGGTTGGTGCTGGAGGCGAGGGGGGAGATAGTGAACGAGTAAAATAGAAGAAAAAACGCATACCCTTACCCCAAAAAAATTTCTGCAGAAAATTTCTATAGGAAAATTTTGCAAGATCAGGGGTATACTCCGCCAACCTCATCCGGCGCAGGAGATCGACTGTCGGTCTTCCGGAGAGGTTGTACTAGTGTCAGACACTAAGACATGCGCTCGCTGCCAGACGGACCTGCCCATAACGGCCTTCGAAGCCATGAAAGGCGGCTACAGGACGATATGCCGCCCCTGTCACCAAACCACGCGCCGCCAAAAACGGTCCACGGGCTACGAACCGTACTTGGCGAACCTCGTATCTATAAGCAAGAGTAAGAGCCGCAGTCGTGGGTTCACAGACTACGAAGTTACAGCCGAGTACCTCGCAGAACTCTGGCAACGGCAAGATGGCCGTTGTGCGATATCGGGGGTCGTTCTTACCCATCACAATGACGGGTCGGGTGCTAAGGACTTCAACGCTAGCATCGACCGAATCGACAGCCAGCAAGGATACACCCCCGGCAATGTGCAGCTGGTCGCGCTTCGCGTTAACCTCCTCAAGCAGAGCTTAAGTACGGATATGCTGTACTGGTGGGTGAAGACTATCTACCAGTACTCTTGTGATTAGACAGGGGCGGGGCTAATATAAATGCTGCCGAAAGTCCAGGTGTTCGCGATAGAGGGCTTCGAAGACGCCATTATCGGTACAGCGTATCGCGGTGGCCACGAAGTCTTGGTCTATGACGGGTGGTTGTTTGAGGCAATTGCTGCCTTAATCGACCCCAACTCGACCAGTATCCACGAATATCTGACCAAGATCCGCTTGCACGAGCTAGGGGATCGGGCACCTGTTCTTGTTTATCTGGACGAAGAAGTTGTTGGAGAGCTCGCCGATTCAATCAGAGACCCAAACGCCCCTGTCCACTGACATAGCTCAGTCTGATGAGCTGATGTCCCACACTGAGTTCCAGGCCATGACCCCGTACATGGGGCTGACGCTTGGGGCTCTTACTGTGCAGCAGGAACGTCTGGTGCTGTACATGGCTCGCGGCATGACTATCGCTGCTGCGGGGCGTGCGGCTGGGTACGCCAGTTATCAGACCGCGCTGGACGCAGCTAAGCGCCCGGCCGTGGTTCAGGCGCTGAATTTCTTCCGAGAGCAGATGCGGGAAGAGGTGAAGTTCACGCGGACGCACGCGCACCAGATGTACCTGGACGCGTACAACGCTGCGGTGAACGCGACCGAGATGAAGAACACGGTTGACTCGCTGGTGAAGCTGCACGGGCTAACGGCTCCTGACAACGCCATGCAGGTCAACATTAATTTGAACCCCGCTCAGATAGAGCGGTTGAGTGATGAAGAATTATTGAAGCTGGCTGGTAAGGACGTCGGTTACTTGGAGCCTGACTCACCTTGACAGACGAGATACCAACTATTGAGTGCATGAAGTGCAAGAATCTCCATCCGGAGACGTTGTACTCAGGCAAACACAAAGGGGTATGTGTCTACTGTCTCGCTGATGCGGAGCAAGCGCTGCTTAATCCAGCGCAGTCGAAACCCGATAACGAACCACTGTCAGAGGCGGCTAAGAAAGAGTTCGATGTAAAGGAACAGGCGCGGAAAGAACTAGCTGAACGAATACTCGCGCGTAAGCGGCTGCTGCCATTTGTTGAGAAGTTCAATCCAGACTACAACGCGGGTTGGGTGCACAAAGATGTTTGCAAACGACTTGAACAGTTTTCTCGGGACGTTGTGGATCAAAAGTCGCCGAGGCTTATGCTCTTTATGCCACCGCGTCATGGAAAGTCGACGCTTGCGTCGATTTCATTCCCGGCTTGGCATCTGGGTCGCAACCCTTCGCATGAATTTATTAGTTGCTCGTATTCAGGCTCGCTTGCGATGGGTTTCAGTCGTAAGGTTCGTCAGGTACTCCGTGAACCGTCCTACAAAGCGATATTTCAGACGCGTCTCGATCCGGATAGCCAGAGCGCTGAGGCGTGGCTGACAACTGATGGCGGTGGCTACGTAGCTGCCGGTGTCGGTGGTGGTATAACAGGTAAAGGTGCTCATGTTCTCGTTATCGATGATCCGGTGAAGAACCGGGAGGATGCCGAGAGCCAGAACAACCGGGATGCTAACTGGGACTGGTATACGTCAACGGCGTACACCCGTCTTGCTCCTGGCGGCGGCGTGTTGGTCATTCTAACGAGGTGGCATGATGATGACTTGGCTGGTCGACTTCTTAAAGCGGGTGCTCAAGGTGGGGACGACTGGGAAGTTGTCAGATACCCCGCTATCGCCGAAGAAGACGAAGAATTCCGCAAAGCGGGAGAAGCCCTCCACCCCGAAAGGTACGACGTCGAAGCGCTCAGGCGCATCGAAAAAGCCGTAGGCCCGCGTGACTGGTCGGCGCTCTTTCAGCAGAACCCTGTAGCAGATGACGGCCAGTACTTTACTCGCGGCATGATCAACTACTACGACTTTGACGAGATTGACCAGGAATCCATGCGGTACTACTGCGCGTGGGACTTGGCCATCGGTAAGAACGACCGCAACGACTACAGCGTTGGGATAGTGGTCGGTATCAACGAGCACGACGACATGTTCGTCATGGACTGCGTGCGCGGTCGGTTCGACGGCTTCGAACTCGTCGAGCGGATACTTGACCTGTACGTTCAGTGGAAGCCATCGATCGTTGGCATCGAAAAGAGCCACATTGAAATGGCGCTCGGTCCGTTCCTCGAGAAACGTGTGCGTGAGCGCGGGTTGTTCGAGGCGTACTTCAAAGACCTTAAGACTGGGCGGCGCGACAAGGAAGCGCGTGCCCGAGCCATCCAAGGACGTATGCAGCAGGGGAAAGTATATTTCCCTCGTGACGCTTCGTTCACTGGTCCGTTACTCGCGGAACTTCTTAGGTTCCCGAACGGTATGCATGACGACCAGGTCGACGCCTTGGCGTGGATCGGTCTCATGATGTCTGAGTTCTCTACGTATCAAGCCCCGGTAGTACATACACCGTCTTGGCGGGACAAACTCCTCTCTCTTACTCGCGGACCCCGCCAAAAATCCGCGATGAGTGCATAAACCATGGCTAAGATCAAAACCCCTTCCATCGAAGAACAGCGGCTTGCTCAACAGCAGTGGAACCGGTACGTCCGGGCCCGCGACAACGGGCACCTGCAGTACGTCGAGATGGCCAAGAAGTGTGACGCGTTCTATCGCGGCGATCAGTGGGACGAGACTGATCTGGCTAAGCTGGAGGCAGAAGGCCGTCCGGCACTGACTATTAACACCGTTCTTCCTACAGTGAACACTGTCCTCGGAGAACAGTCCACGCGTCGTGCTGACGTGCAGTTCAAACCGCGCCGTGGTGGTGATCAGGACGTAGCGAGCGTACTGACTAAGCTGTACATGCAGATTGCTGACAACAACAAGCTCGACTGGGTCGAGCAGACGGTGTTCAGTGACGGACTCATCATGGACGGCCGTGGTTACTTTGATGTACGTATGGACTTCTCAGACCACGTCGAAGGTGAAATCCGTATCACGGCCAAAGATCCGATCGACATTCTCATTGATCCGGATGCGAAAGAGTATGACCCGAAGACCTGGAACGAGGTGTTCGAGACCAAGTGGATGACCCTCGATGAGATCGAAGAGCTTTACGGTAAGGACAAGGCCGAGGCGCTTCGTTTCGTAGCAGAAAACGGCAACAGTTTTGGCCGTGACTCTATTGAGTACGAAGAGACCCGCTACGGTAAGACGGATACGTCGCAGGATTACTTGGGTGCTGCTATCCCAGGAAACGAAGATTATCGTAACGTGCGTGCGCTGCGCGTCATCTCGCGTCAGTACCGCAAGATGGGCCGGGCGGATTTCTTTGTTGACCCAAACACGGGTGATCAGCGCGAAGTGCCTGAAAACTGGAATGAACAGAAATCCAAGAAGTTCGCCAAGCAGTACGGGCTGAGCATCATTTCTAAGGTCGTTCGACGCGTGCGTTGGACCGTCACCTGCGACAAGATTGTGCTGCATGACGACTGGTCACCGTACGATGACTTCACCATCGTGCCGTACTTCGCCTATTTCCGTCGCGGCCGCCCCTTTGGCATGGTGCGTAACCTGCTCTCCCCGCAGGAGCAGCTCAACAAGATTGCCAGCCAAGAGCTGCACATCGTTAACACCACGGCCAACAGCGGCTGGATGGTGGAGAGTGGCTCGCTCGTCGGCATGACGGCTGACGACCTTGAGGAGCACGGCGCAGAGACTGGCTTGGTTCTGGAGTACAACCGTGGGTCTAACCCGCCGGTCAAAATCCAGCCGAACCAGATCCCGACTGGGCTTGATCGCATCAGCCAGAAGGCCGCGCTCAACATTAAGACTATTAGCGGCGTGAACGACTCGATGCTCGGGTCTGACGGCGCTGAGGTCTCTGGCATTGCGATCCAGGCCAAGCAGAATCGCGGCGTCATCATGATTCAGGTGCCGCTCGACAACTTGCGTAAGACTCGACACTATCTCGCAGAAAAGGTGCTTAACCTGATTCAGAAGTTCTATACTGAACAGCGAGTGATCCAGATTACCAATGAAGATGATCCGCTCAAGCCCCGCGAGCCAATCGTGTTGAACGAGATGACTCCGGAAGGCCGCGTGGTCAACGACCTGACTCTTGGTGAGTATGACGTCGTTATTGGTACCGCCCCGGCTCGCGACTCGTTCGACGAGATGCAGTTCGCCGAGGCCCTCAATCTGCGTCAGGTTGGTGTTGCCATTCCGGATGACGCCATCATCGAGTACAGCCATCTTGCCCGTAAGGGTGAACTCGCTAAGCGCATCCGCATGATGACGGGCGTCGAGCAGACACCGGAACAGCAGGAAGCCGCAGCAGCGCAGAACGAGATTGCCATGCAGCAGGTGCAGCTCACGTTGGCGAAGATGCAGGCGGAAGTTCAGAAGCTGCAGTCCGAAGCGGCGATCAATATCGCCAAGGTCCAGGATGTGGCAGATGTCCAACCGCAGCTCAAGATGGCCGACCTGCAGGCGCAGATCGCTATGAAGGAGCAGGAGTTGCAGTTGCGGCGTGAGCTGGCCAGTCTGACTAACCAGACCCGCCGCTCGCAGCAGGAAACCGCTGCCGCAACCCGTATCGCTGCCACCGTAATGCAGACCGCTGCGAAGACGCAGACACAAGCTGCATCGCGACCCGCCCCAATGATGCGGCCAATTACCCCGCAATAGGAGGTTGACTATGTCCGAGGATAAGAAGGAAGTTACTCTTGACCGTATGCCTGGTTCAGACCCAATTGAGGACGCCCAAAGCCCCTCGATTGACCTGAACTTCGGCCTTGGCGAAGAGCCTAAGGCAGCTGCCCCGATCGAACAGCCGGAAGTCGCTGAGGAACCGGTCGCCGAGGCCCCTAAAGTTGAGCCGAAAGTCGAAGTTCAGGCGGAAGCGCCGAGCATCCCTGAGCCGCAGGTAGAGGTTGCCCCTGAACCGGAGGCAAAAACTGCCCCAGAACCGGAGCAGAAGAAGCCGATGGTGCCGAAGTCACGCCTTGACGAGGTGTTGGCGAAGCAAAAGGCGCTTCAGAAGCAGCTTGATGACCTTATGGCTGCGAAAAACGTAGCCGAAAACGCCCCGAGCACCTACGAATTCGCGGCAAAAGAGGTCGAGTACCAGAATTTGGTGCTTGACGGGCAGCATGAGAAGGCCGCAGCTCTGCGTCAGGAGATCCGTCAGGCAGAACGGGCCCAGCTTGAGTACGAACTGACCCAGAAAATGGAGCAGAAAGTCACTCAGAGCCAGCAGATGTCTGCTTTGCAGCAGGCAGCGGCCGAATTGGAGACGAACTTCCCGGTTTTTGACCGCGCTAGTTCCGACTTCAACGAGAAGTACACCCAGGAAGTCATTGATCTTCGCGATGCGTTCATCGTGAAGGGTGACAACCCGGTAGCAGCGCTGTCAAAAGCAGCTAAATTTGTCATCCGTGAGTACGGTTTGGACCCCGGCGCACCGGTTGAGCCGTCTCTTGGCTCTACGCCGACTGCTGCTAAGCCAAGCGTTGACGAAGTAGCCAAAAAGCGGGCGGAAGTAGCCCGTAAGATGAAGGCTGCTGAGGCTCAGCCGCCTGATATGCCCGGCGAGAGCTCTGCTGCACGCGGGGAGAAGGCGTTTGATGTCATGGCTTTAAGCGAGGACGAGTTTAACGCTCTCCCAGCGGCTACCCTTAAGCGTTTACGTGGAGATGTCATCTAATGGCTAACCGCGATCCAAGGCTTGCTAGGGCCGGTGTGTCGGGCTACAACAAGCCTAAGCGCACCCCAAGCCACCCTACCAAGAGTCACGTAGTGGTGGCGAAATCTGGAGACCAGGTAAAGACGATTCGCTTTGGCCAGCAGGGCGTGAGCGGCTCCCCCAAGAAACAGGGGGAGTCTGCTGCCTACCGAAAGCGCCGCGAGTCGTTCAAAGCTCGTCATGCGTCAAATATCTCTAAGGGTAAGATGTCGGCCGCTTACTGGGCTGATAAGGTCAAATGGTAAGGAATAAGTAAGGAGTTCCCATGAAGAATATGCATCGTATGCCGGACGGCACCATGATGAAGGGCGCTAAGCACAAGGGCCCTATGAAGAAGGGCGCCCCCAAAAAGAAGGCCCCTGCTAAGAAGGCCAAAGGATATGGCTACTAAGAAGAGCAGCGTTAATTCCGCTGGTAACTACACCAAGCCAACAATGCGCAAACGTCTGTTTGAAAGCATTAAGGCGGGTGGCAAAGGCGGTAAGCCCGGACAGTGGAGCGCCAGGAAGGCGCAGATGCTGGCTGTCCAGTACAAGAAAGCAGGTGGAGGCTATAAGTAATGGCTAAGAACTGGATCAGCGGGGCTATTAAAAAGCCCGGTGCTTTGCGGAAGTCACTCGGCGTCAAGAAGGGGGAGAAGATCCCCGCCAAGCAGCTCCGTAAAGCGGCCAAGAAGTCCGGCAAGATGGGCCAGCGTGCCCGTCTCGCTATGACGCTTCGAAAGATGTCGAAGGATTAGTTCATGGGGTTAGCTAAGTCTCAGCGGTCCCTTAAGAAATGGACCAAGGAAGACTGGGGTACCCGGTCTGGTAAAAACAGCATCCAGGGTAGTAAGGCCACGGGGGAGCGTTATCTCCCCCGAGCCGCCCGTAATGCGTTAAGCCCGCAGGAGTACGCAGCCACAACCCGTAACAAACGAAAAGCGACGGCTAGCGGGAAGCAGTTTTCTAAGCAGCCCAAGCGGATCGCAAAAAAGACAGCGAAATACAGATAGTAGTTGCGAACTTTTATTCGTGTTGCTAATCTACAACTGAATTCGTCCGCCGGAACGATATCTGGCCGTGTCGCACACGTTAAAAACGTTTGAGTTTTCGCCTGCAACGGCGTTAAACGTGCCGAGGTCGCGCCTCGTAAATACGCGCTAAGTCGTGACCCCACGATACGGGGAAACGGGTTAGCCGCTCCATAAAGTCGGCTGTAGCCTGGTAATGCAGGTGCATTACTGGATTTTTAAACGCAATATTAAGGAGAAGCTAAATGGCTCTTACTAACTTTGCGGCGCTGACTAGTGAACAACTCACGGCGTGGAGCCGTGACTTCTGGCGCGTCGCTCGCAATATGTCGTTTGTGAACCAGTTCGCTGGTTCAGGTTCTAACGCGATGATCCAGCGGGTCACCGAGCTTACGAAGTCCGACAAGGGCACGAAGGCCGTGATCACGTTGTTGGCCGACATGACCGGTGACGGCGTGACGGGTGACAGCTCGCTCGAGGGTAACGAAGAGGCGCTCCGCGCTTATGACATCACCATTGAGCTCGATCAGCTGCGCTTTGCGAACCGTATCGCTGGCCGCCTCGCTGACCAGAAGTCGGTGGTGAACTTCCGTGAGACGTCCCGTGACGCCCTCGCCTACGCGATGGCTGATCGTATCGACCAGCTCGCGTTCTTGACGCTCGCCGGTGTTGCTTACACGCACAAGACGAACGGTGGTCTCCGTCCGGTGCTGGCTTCTGGCCAGAACCTGTCGAACCTCGAGTTCGCCTCGGATGTGTCGGCTCCGACCGCTGCTCGCCACCTTCGCGTTTCAGGCAACGACATCGTCGCCGGTGACACGACCGCGATTACTACGGCCGATGTGCTGAAGTATCGTCATGTGGTTGAGTTGAAGGCCTACGCTAAGGACCAGTATGTCCGTGGTGTTCGCGGTGCTGGTAACGACGAGGTGTTCCACCTCTTCGTGACGCCGCAGCAGATGGCGGCCCTTAAGCTCGATTCGGACTTCCTTGCTAACGTGCGTAACGCTGGCATCCGTGGTCCGAGCAACCAGTTGTTCGCTGGTTCGAGCTCGCTGATGGTTGACGGTGTGATGGTCCACGAGTTCCGCCATGTGTTTAACACTGCTGGCGCGACGACTGGTACCTCGGCGAATGCAGGTGCCGCTGGCTACAAGTGGGGCGCTAACGCCAACGTTGTTGGTGGTCGCGCACTCTTCTGCGGTGCTCAGGCGCTTGCTATGGCCGACATCGGTCTGCCGGAAATCGTCGAAGATACCTTCGATTACCAGAACCAGTCTGGTATCTCGATTGGTAAGATCTTCGGTCTCCGCAAGCCGAAGTACAACAGCGATGTCACTGCCAACGTCCAAGACTTTGGCGTGATCGCGCTCGACACGGCCGTCTAAGCTGTGAGGGGGGCCCTCTCTTCGGAGGGGGCTCCCCACTCTTTAAACCAGGGGGTTTTGTGAAGGTCATAGCAGACCAAGAGATTCGGGTAGCTACTTTAAGCGGCGCGTGTGTTTTGTTTTTCCCTGGAATTGAGCGCGAGGTATCCGATGAGATCGGACTACTGGCGCTTCAGCAAGGCGCAAAGCAAGTCACCGAAGGTAGGAAACCTGAACCAGTAGCAAAACCAGAACCTGTAAAGGCAGTGGATGTCCCCGCTGTAGAAGAGTTTGAAGAAGTTCGCACGCTAGATGATGTTATTACTGGGATCGAAAAGCTCGTTGAGGGCGGAGACCCAGAAGATTTTAAGGCTGATGGGACGCCTAAAGCGTCGGCGTTGAACCGGGTTGTTGGTCGCCAAGTTAGCACCGAAGACCGGGAAGCCGCTTGGGAGGCGTTCCTACATTCGTGAGGTAGACTATGTCTGTCACCGTACAAAGCGTTATTGATCGAGTCCAAAAGACTCTCCAGGACACCACCGGTGTTCGATGGCCCGTAGTAGACGAGCTCGTACTCTGGGTCAATGACGCCCAGCGGGAGATCGCGCTTCTTAAGCCAGACGCCTCTGCGAAAAATACTACGATTACTCTTGCTAGTGGAACCAAGCAGGAGATCCCTAACGACGGCAATCGACTTCTGCGCGTGGTGCGTAACATGTCGTCGGCGGCTACTAACAGCGCCGGTAAACGCGCCGTTCGTATCGTGTCTCGTGAAGTGCTTGATGCTCAGACTCCTGACTGGCATGACCCGCTTGTTAGTGGTGACGCCGCTCATGCAGCCGTAGTAAAGCACTATGTTTACGACGAGCAGAACCCGCGAAACTTTTATGTCTACCCAGGCATTGCGGCTGCTTCCGCTGCATATCTTGAGATCATTTACTCGGCTAACCCGAACACGGTGACGCAGGCCAGCAACCTGGATATTCCAGATATCTTTGGTAACGCTGTCATGAATTACGTGCTTTATATGGCGTATATGAAGGATGCCGATTACGCTGGCAACCAGCAACGCGCCGCATCGCACTTTCAGTTGTTCATGTCGTCAATTACTGGGAAGGCTCAGCTTGACGCTATGACCTCGCCAAACTTTGAAGCTAGCCGCCCGGTGATGCCCGCCCCAGTTGTAGCGGGGTGATAAAACATGGCAACTCTTTACGAGTCGCTGCTGCCGGAAATTATCCCGATGGTGCCCGGCTGTCCCGACACGCTCATCGAGAACAACATTCGAGCGGCCACGATTGAGCTCTGCGAGAAGGCAGCGGTCCTTCAAGCGGAGCTTGATCCTGTTACTACCGTAGCTGGTGTTTACGAGTACGACCTAGAACCCCCTACCGGCACGGTAGTACATAAGATTATGTGGGTAGTGCATGATGGCAAAGAGATCGAGCCAATCAGCACAAGTTTGCTAGAACAACGCAAGCAAAACTGGCGAGACGCCGACAATCGCGGCACGCCGGAATACTACGTAAAGACCAGCCAGTCTCTGTTCTGGATGGTGCCTGTACCAAACGTTACGAAAGCCTCCAGCACCATCGTGCGAGCGCAGTTGAAGCCTACGCAGACTTCTACTGCCGCTGACGATGAGCTGATGACTGAGTATCGCGATACAATCGTCAACGGCGCTTTGTTTCGTTTGCTGCGTCTACCGAGCAAAGACTGGACTGATTTCGGCGGCGCACAGGTGTACTCGTCGCTGTTTAATGAAGGCATTACACAGGCTGATCGTCGCGCTAGGAACGCCGACGTTGGTATTGCTAGGAAGGTAGCGTATGGCGGGATCTACACTCCATTCTCACAACGGCGAAATCGTTACGGTCGCGGCGGTTGAGCCGTTCGTAGCCGACGTTCGTAGAGAGTGGGATTGGGTAAGACCGGGTATTGAAGAGATCTTACGTAACTCTAAGGCTCTTACGTATCGGGCAGAAGATGTGTACGCGGCGTGCGTTAGCCAGCAAGCCGTGCTTTGGGTGACTAGTGAAGGCTTCGTCGTTTCGACAACCGAGACTGACACCTTCACAGGTAAGAAGACGATGTTTCTTTGGCTCGCATGGGCTAAGGAAAAGGGGAATAGCTTGGTATCTAAGTATCAATCGTTCTTCGAGAGAGCGGCGCGCGAGGCGGGGTACAGCTACCTTGAAACTAGGTCGCCCTTCCTAGGCTTGATGCCGCACTTAACAGAGAACGGTTGGTCGATTGATACCGTGGTGTATACGAGGGAGCTATAGTGGCCAGCAAACCAAAAGCCTCTGATTACAAGGCAAGTGACGCAGAAAAAGCTTCCGCCTCAGTTGCTATGGCAGAGTACGAGTACTTCAAACAGAAGTACGATCCGCTGCTGCAGCAGATGCGCGATAAGTCGCTGACTGAGGATGTCCAATCTGGTCTTCGAGGTCGCGCCAACGCCGACGTTATGCAGGCGATTTCGGCCCCCAGCATCGAACGCGCTACTAGCAGCACTGCTGCAAGCGACATGGCGCAAGCCCTTACTGGGCAACTCGGTGTGGCAAACGTATCTGCTGCTCAGGTACAGAACACCATGCAGACCGGCGTGCTTGGCACCGCTCGTGGGCAAGCTGCTGATGCACAGACTGGTATGGCGCAAGCTAGCCGGTTAGCTACATCGTCCGCCCTTGAACGTGCTCGTGCTAACCAGCAAGTTGCTATGGCAAAACAAAGCGCTGTTGCCCAAGTAGCAGCGAGTGCTATTGCACAGGCAGGCGAAAACATTGCTAGCGGCGGTAAATGGTACGCACCTAAAGACCCAAAAACAGGGCAATTAGTAACCGGCCTCGGTGACCGGTTAAGATACAGTACGTACGGAACAGCTTATACGCCTAGGCCAGCATATGTACCTGGAGAGTTAAATGTTGCTGCTCCGCAGTTTTTTACCCCGCAGAAGCCGCAATTTACTTTAAACCAAGCAGGGCAAGTAGTCAGCGTTCCGCAACCGAGCCTATATCAGTTTAATAGATCGCTTCTTAGCGGGCGGTAACTAATATGTATCAGACAGGCATTGGTAGTGTTTCAGAAGACGTTTTGCGTAGCTTTGCTACCGGCGGAAGCTATTCCTCCGGCGCAGGGGCTTCTTTGCCCACTGTTTCAGATCCAGAACAGGCGTATGCAAATCTTACGCGTCAGGAATACCTCGACTACATAAAGAACTATCGTCAGTTTGAAGAGCAGCTAATCGCTAAGGCTCAAACTGATACCTCTCTGATTAAGCAGGCGAGAGAAGATGTCGGCGTAGCTTCCGCTCTAACCCAGGGTGTAGCCGCTCGTAATGCACAGCGGTACGGCGTTGCGTTAACTCCAGCGCAAATTCAACAGCAACAGCTTCGTTTGCAGCGGGCCAATACATTGGGCGGCATTCAAGCAGTTAACGACGCTAAGATTGCTCAGCGCGAGGCTAATACAGGGTTGCTTGCAGACCTAATTAACATTGGTCAAGGTGTTAACCGTTCTTCGCAGCAGCAACTTGGCTCAGCGGCAGCAGATGCTACGGCCCGTAAAAACGCCTATACGCAGGCAAAAGCCGCGTCTAAGGCAAATACTTATTCAACTATTGGCTCGCTGGCCTCTGCCGCGATCCTTGCGTTCGCATTCTGAGGTAAGCCATGGCTGACAATATCGGTAGTGCAATACTGGCTGGTATCCAAGGTGCGCAACAAGGTGCACGCCAGCGACAGGCTATGCTTCTTCAACAGCAGGAGATGGACCTTGCTCGCCAGCGCGCAGCTCGAGAAGACGAGCAATTAAAGATTCAGCAAGCACAACTTGCTATTAACCAGGATGTAAATGATAGAGCGAGACAGCAGCAGACTGAGTTGTTGCGTGCAAGCGCAAAAACTCGTCTAGCGGAAGATTCTGATCGCGTGTTTGGCAGAGCGCAAAGCCTTGGCATCATCAAGCGCGATGGCAGCATCGACCGTGAGGCTTTGGCAAAAGGTATTAAGAGCGGCGACCGTCAGTACATCGGCGTTGTTGCGGACATCCTGAACGTTAACAAAGCAGAAGAGAATTTAAACCGTGGGAAGTTTGACCCTACAGACTTCCGATTTACTGGGGTAGATCCAGAAGCCTTGAAGCAAGGCAGACTAATTGCTACCGGGCAATATAGCGACGGTCGCCAGGGAGTGTTTACTGCACAGGGCGGATCTGAGCCGAACGAGAATGTAATTAATACGTCTGTCGACGAAGGCGTAGATCTTGCTATTGAAGCGCTTCAGATGCGCGTTATCCCTAACTCAAATATGGGAGCGACAAGCGCAGAATCCCGTTTGAACGTTGGAAGAAACGTTGGAGGAACTATTGCCGACGCGTTTAGTAACGTGTCTCCGGTGTACGCCCGTCGAAGCGGCGCACGTACAGTCCTTAACGCCATAGACTCTAGCGGACTACCGGTAGAAGCAAGCCGTACGGTTATCGCGCAGCTTGCTGCTATTAAAGACCCTAAGCAGAAGCAGGAGTTTCTTTGGAACTTATCTAAAGAACTAGGCGTAGAAGCAGAAGTTAAAACGCAAGGCGGTCTTTCTTCGTCAAGGTTGGGAGAAGACCGAGAAAGATTACTGCCAGGCACTGGTGGAACACCCATTGCTGTACCAGTAACTATAAAGGCAAGCGATAAGGTTCGCGGTCTAGATATTCAGTTGGGTAAAAAACGCGCTGAAGCAGATAAACTGCCAGTTGATTCCCCAGCAAGGGAACGTCTTGAATTAGAAATCACGGATCTTAACACCCAACGCGGCGAGTTTATCCGTGGTGAAAACGAACGCGTTTGGACTGGTTTTGAAACAGAAAGCAAACGCATTAAAGAAGCCTCTGCTCGTCCAAATGCTACCGCAGAGACAAAGAGCTTTTGGTCTAAAAAGCAGCAAGACCTGGACGCAAAGAAACAAGCATTCATTAAGGCAGGCGGCTACACGCCTGTTATGCGTACCACTGACTACGCTGCTCTTGAGCAGAACGTACTCTCTCGCATTAAGCAGATGTCACCTGGCGAAATTGCTACGGCAGTTCAGAATGGGCAGCTTAAGTTCTCTGAGCCAGAAGTACGTGCCATGCGCGCAAGACTTTCTGAGTCTGGAGCTGGCTCGGTTAACGCCGTTGCAAAGGCGCACCCGAAAGAAGAGATCATTGGATCATTTGCTATTGCTTATGCGCAGTCTACTAACCCAGCGCAGCAACAAAGTCTTCTTACTATGATTGCCAACACCGCTGAAACTGGTAGTCCGTTCTTGAGTGACGCAGCCCGTCGCGAAATGGATCTACAAGAACAGCGAATGGCGGTTGATCTTGAGACAGCGCGCCTTCGCGCAAGCACGTCCGCTAATGAAGTTAAATTGGCTAATATTCAGGCGCTAGACAGAGTTTTAGTAGACAGCGCTAATATGCTTAACCGCACCGAAGACGGTAAACCAGTAAAAACAACTTTAGACGACGCTCGTCGATGGGCTGTTGCTGCTCTCCCTCGAAATCAATTTAATATAGGGCAACTGGCACGACTAGATCCAGTTTTAGCGCAACAAGGCTATAAGGCGCACATGGGCCAAACTTCTCAGGCGCTTGCAACTTTCTTTGACGAAATGCCTAGCGGCGGTTTTTTGGGCCCGGCTAAAGATGTTTTGTATTCTTGGTTTGGCGACAAACCTACGATAGATTCTATGGCGCAGCGCCTAGAGAACGTTCGTGTTGTTACTGAAAAAGGAAGCGACGGCATTGACCGTGTAAAGTCTGTTTACTTGGTGAACAGAAGCACTGGGAAGCAGCAGGGCAAAGAGCTAACTGCTGCCCAACTTCAGAATATGGACGGAGGCCCAGAGTTGTTTGGGATTATCTCCACTGCTGGAGTTATTAACAACAGCATAGCAGCCACTCGTGCCGCCGCTAACGCTAAGCAGTAACTGAACGCATGGCTGAAAGAACACCAGTCCTTTCGGAGCAAGAGGATCAGTTCACGTCTTTTTTACGAGACGTATACTCATCTACTCCAGAGGAAGACGCACAGTTCCAAAGATTTGCTGCTGGAGAGAACGCTCCGCAGCTACCAACTGCGCCTGGCAACTTGCAAGAAGTATTTAGCGCCGGTATTGAGTCCGGTGTTCAAGGACTGGCAGCAGATCTTGAATACTTTAAAGCCCTTGGCAACACCCTTATGGGGGATGAACAAGCCGCTGCTTTAAATATCCAAGAGGCTCGACTCCGTGAGGAGTTTGCTGCAGCGCCAGTACAAGGTCTCGATACGTTTGAACAGTTCTTAGACCAGCCTACATTCGGCGGGTTTATTGAACAGGCAACCAAAAGTTTTGGCCAGGTTCTGCCATCAGCCGCGCTATCTATAGCGGGTGCCGGTACCGGTGCTATTACAGCCGCCGTCGGCCGTGGCGTACTTAATCAGGTCAACAAGCAGGTTGCCAAGCGAATCATAAAAGACTCCGTTGAGCGTACTGCCAACGGCGTTGCTGATCCTGTCGAACAACAAATTGCAGAGCTGGCTTATGGTTCTCTCCGCACGGCCGCTAAGCGTGGCGCTATAGGTGGTGCATTCGCTGCCGAATATGCGCCTATGTCGGGTAGCAATTTGTCCGAGGCTCTCGAAGCCGGACAGCCACTTGACCAGGCCAACGCGCTACGGGCCGCTGCTATCGGCATTCCGCAAGCAGCAATCGGCGTCGGTAGTGAGTACGCATTACTTAAGCTGATCGGCGAGCAAGCCACTAAGCGTGCCGCTGTTGAAGGCGGCGTATTTGCAAATTTTGCGAAGCGGTTAGGCACCGGTGCGCTCCAAGGCGGTGCTATCGAAGCCACCACTGAAGTAGCTCAAGAAGGCATTAGCGTCCTAAACCGCGCTGACCTAGACCCGCTATTTACTGCAGAAGACGCCAAGATGCGTCTCGCAGAAGCTGCGTTTGCTGGTTTCTTTGGCGGTGCTGCTCCTGGCGGTGCTGGTGGCGCTATAGGCGGAACGCTAGACGCTGTGTCGTCTATGAAGCCTGGCCAAGGAGTGCTTACTAATGTAGGCAACATTGTAGAAAAGGCTAAAGGCTTCCTAGAAACAGCTCGTGGTCAACGCGTTGATCAGCAAATCAACAACGAGCAGTTTGGCGATGTGGCGGCTGGCTTAACAACACCCGAGTCTGAAGGCGACATTGACGCTCAGCTCCGTGCGATGGTTGATCCGTCTAGCGGCAAAAAAGCCGTGTGGATTGCTGGTGCCGCTCCAAAATTTAACGCTCCGCAAAACCGGGTTAAGACGGCTAGCATTAACGGGACACTGGCATATTCAGCGTTCGTCCCTGGCCGAGGTACAATCGTATCTACGAACGAGGATGTGGTTCGCGAAGTTATCGCAGCCGGTGCATCAGACAAGGCCTTGCAAATCGCCCTCGGTTACAGCGCCGTCAAAGACTATTCTGCCCCTGGTGACATTGTTGTTCAGGCACTCGACCGTAACGGTCGGGTCATCTCTGAAGAAGTCACGTCGCCAGAGGGGGTAAGTGCTGCTTTCGAAGCCGCTCGTAATCTGATGCCCGAAGGTGGCAGCATCCAACAGACTACTGTAGAAAAGGCGCTCGAAGATCGTAAGCGCCGCTTTGAGTCAGAGCAGCGAGTCGAGGTTCGTGACATTGACTTGTCTGACGAACAGACCGACGAGACAGACGCTGACCAGGTAGAGATGTTCGGCCAAGGCGTGCAAGCCGTAGAGGGGCAACGCACAGTTGTTCGAGCGTATGGTCGTAAGACTGACCCGAACCGAGTGTTTGATAACACACAGTCCGCCCGTGCCTCTTACGACACGGTGTTCGGTGAGACTAACTGGGCTGACCCGCGTTTCGCGTCTATGACCGAAGCGATGCTTAACGCTGCTGTAAATGAGCAGCGCAGTAACCCAGACTCAGCGGTATCTATTGAAGACACGCCAGATGGTGGGTATCAAATCGTTCGCGATGATTTTGGCGATCTGTTCCGCTCAATTGATACGGCTGGCAACGAAGTACGTCTAAATCTCCCTGAGTTTTTACGTTCTGCCATACAGAGAGCACGCCGAAGCAAGTACGCTCAGAACTCTCGCGTTACTATTGTTGGCCCAGACGGAAAAAAGTCAGCCGTAAACCTTGTTGACCTTACTGCGGCTGGGCAGCGCTTACTAGAAGGCCGTGAAGGATCTGGGTTTCAGTTGCGCCAAGACCCACGTACCGGCGCTACATACGTATCTCCAGAAGCAGCCGCCAGGGCTGGTTTGCTTGAAGTCTTGGGCGATTTGGCTGTTGAAGGGTACGATGTACAGATCGATGGGCAGTCGCTTTTCCCTGGCTTCCAGCTGACGCCTGACCGTAATCAGGCTGCTGCTGGCCGTATCCCTGCTCGATTAGGCAACGTAACTGCGGCAGTTATTGGCGGCCGTCAGCGATCTTTGAACGATCTTCTGAACCCCGTCCAAGAGTCGGTGATGACGGCAGAAGAGCGCCAAGCTGCGCTTGCTGCTGAACCGCTCGGCCCGCCAAGAGATGATGTTTCAGACGGCCGTACCGAAACAGAACGTATGATCGAGTCGAGCGTTACGGGCGGTGAGCTCCTAACGCCGATGAACATCGACACGCCGCGCTCAGCTATTGATCTGCGCGCTGGTCGTGCTCCTACTACTGTAAGCCCGTTGGCCGAAAGACGCTCGGCGCAAGAGCGTATCTCTAACGCCATCAACAGCATGGTCGGCGATATTGTTCGCGACCTGTTTGACTCGCTCAAGTTTGCCGACCCGCCGCATATTTTTACGTTCGCTGAACTCATAGCTATGTCGGATGACCAGCTATTGCAGCTGTTTGGCGGCGCGTTGAATCCAGTACGCGAAGCAATCGCTAGCATGCAGAATAGCTCCACAAAGATGGGCATGCATATTTCTGGACAGTTTGGAAAGATAATTATCCTTCGAGAGTCCGGCAACGTACTGCAAGACGCTCTTGTTATTGCGCACGAAATTGGCCACAGCCTCTACAAAGAGGAGCGGAATAAAGCGCTTGAGAACTCCGCTATTCGTAAGCGGCTGTTTAGAGCCTATCAGTCATCCCCATCGTTCAAAGACCTAAAGGACAAGTACGGGTTTGATCTCGGCTTTGAAGAGTGGTTCTCTGACCAGGTGGCTTTGTGGGCTAACAAGCGGTACAGAAGCCGTCAGAAGGCTGATAGTCTCGTTAAGAAGTTCTTCAAGGACTTTGCGGCTCGCCTTGAGTCGCTCTGGAAGCAGACATCGGAGTCTTTCCGTAAACGGTTTGGCGGACGACTTGGAGCCGTCAACGAAGACTTCGAGACGTTCATGGACGCTGTCCTTGAGTCCAGAAAGTCACAAGTAAAGGAAAACGGCTTATCCTTTACTGAGCGAGCATTCGTATACGAGCTTAACGACCTTAATATTGCCAACGGCGGCGCAGCCCGAGCGGCGCACTGGCAGTCGAAGATCTCGCAGCTTAAGAAGAGCCCATACGTTAAACCTATCCTTCGGCTTGTATCGACGGCCGATGGCATCCTGCGTATGTACGCCGGTAACGAAATAGCGGATATGTTTTACGTACGGGCCCAAGATCCGACCGGCAAAGGCCGTCTTGGTTTTGTACCGCAGTCGGCGCGTACGTTTGACTTGTATAAGAACCGACTTGATACGGAGTTAGGGTCATTTGATGATCCGGCTCTGGACGCAGAGTTCGATAAGGCAGCGTCAGACACGCCGACCGCACAGTTGACCGGTAAGGCGCTGGCCATCCGCCAGTTCCTTGAGGACTTCTACTCAGAATACGTCAGCCCATCGAAGACTAAGATCGGCTTCCAGCGCGACTACTTTCCGCGTCTGCTTGATCTTGTGGCTATCTCAAATGACCCGCAAGCATTTGTCGATTTGATTCTGCAGGCCGACCCAAGTGCAAACCGCGCAAAAATAACTAGCAGAGTTCAGAAGCTCGTAGACCTTCAGCAGGCGGTAACTAACGGCGCCGACGTAGAAGGCAACCCGTTGGACCCGGCCGCTAGCGTTAACGAGGCGCTTGAGTTAACGAAGAACTTAACTCGCCAGCAGCTTCGAGATAACGGCTTTTTGCTCCCGCCAAAGCAGGCGTTTTCTGAGTACGTCCGCAAGGTAATCAAGCGCGTCGAGTTCGACCGCGCTACCAAAGATGACCAGGGTAACGATCGCCTCAAGCCGCTGCTGGATGCTCTTGCACCAGAGGATCGCGAGCAGGCGCTGCAGGTTATCAACACCTACATGGGTTATCGCGCTCCGCTCAGTCCGTTCTGGCGAAAGCTGAACAGCTGGGGGCAGTTCATTCAGTTCGTGACTATCCTGCCGTTTGCTGCAATCTCGTCTGTGACAGACCTGGCTGGTCCGGTTATCGCGTCAAAAGAGTTTGGCGACCTGACGACTGGCATGAAAGAGGTAGTAGCGACTATCAAAAACCGCGAAGAGGCCAAACAGTTGGCTCGCGACATCGGTGTCGTTACGCCAGAAGCCGTGGCTAACGCGTGGATCACTGATGCGGACGCCGACTATATGGATCCGACCGCTCGTAAGTGGTCTGACCACTGGTTCTCGTTGACTGGTTTGAACTGGTTCACTCGGTTCACTCGTGAGTTTGCTACCGGCATGGGCGTGCAGTTCATTACGAAACACGCACGTAATGAGTTCAATAACCCGCGATCGGATCGGTACCTCGAAGAGCTTGGTCTGACCCGAGCCGATGTAACGAGCTGGCTCAACAGTGGGCGCAAGCTTTCGACGCCAGAAGGTAAGAAGGTTACTCAGGCGCTGCAGCGATTCGTTGAATCTTCGACGCTGCGTCCTAATGCTGCAGAGCGACCGGTGTGGGCGTCTGATCCGCACTTCGCTTTGATATGGCAGCTGAAAGGTTACTTTTACTCCTACGGTAAGGTCATCCTAGGCGGTATGTTCTCGGAGGCTGAAACCAGACTTCGTGAGCAGAATATTGGAACCCCGTGGCAGCGTGTTGGGTCCGCAGCCGGGCTGCTCGCGCTTACTGCGGTAGCGACTATGCCGCTGGCAATGCTTGGTATGGAACTTCGCGAGTACGCAAAGTTTGGCCTGGCAGCGTTCTTACCGTTCGTTGAGGCCGACCAGAAGTACTTCCGGACCGACCGTATGGACTGGTCTGAGTATCTCGGAACGGCCTTTGAGCGGTCAAACTTTAGCGGGCCATTTGGGCTAGCTACAGGGGCTTCAAATGCTGCTAACTTTGGCGACAGCCCACTGTTTACGCTTCTTGGACCCACGACAGAGACTATCGATACCGCTATGACTAATGGCTGGCGGATAGACCGGACGTTGAAAGACCGGCTGCTGCCAATTTATAACCAGCTGTAAGGGGTACCTATGGAACTCTTTGAAATCTTTACTCGCGCATGGCCAGTTATTCTGGCGATGATCACCCTTATCATCGTGCTGTCTAAGCTGGATCTGCGGGTCGCGGTATTAGAGGATAAGATCAAGACCTTGTTTGATCTGCTTAACAAGAGGAACGAAAAATGATGACTATGATTAGTACCTTCCTGTCATTTTTGGCAGGCGGTCTTCCTAAGATTTTGCAGATTTTTCAAGATCGACAGGACAAGAAACACGAGTTGGCCTTGGTTGCCGCGCAGAAGGAGCGTGAGTTGGCTTTGGCCGAGAAGGGCTTTCTTGCTCAGGCTCGGGTTGAAGAGATCAAACTGGAGCAAATCCAAACTCAAACGGCAGGCGAAGAGCGCCAATCCCTGTATCAGCACGACATCGAGATCGGCAAAGGTGCATCCCAGTGGATGATTAACCTCCGGGCCTCCGTTCGCCCGGTCGTCACCTACATCTTCGTGTTGGAGCTTGTCGCCCTTAACATTACGGGCATCTGGTACGCCTGGAACCAAGGCGTACCGTTCGCCGTGGCTATGGAGAACGTGTTTGGTGATGACGAGATGTTGATCCTCAGCAGCATAATCGCCTTCTGGTTTGGCACTCAGGCGTTCAACAAGAAGTGAAAGTCTCCCCCGCCGCCATCCAGATGATCAAGCACCACGAAGGGGTGCGGACTAAGCCTTACCGCTGTCCTGCCCTTTTGTGGACGGTCGGCGTGGGCCACGTAATTGACCCAACCCACACGAGGATAAAGTATGAGGAGCGGCGTAATATATCGGTACCCCCTGGCTGGGACAGAGTCCTCTCCGTGGGAGAAGTTGACGCTCTTCTTGCTGAAGACCTTGGCCGTTTTGAGCGTGGTGTACTTAGACTGTGTCCTGCTGCTGCTGGCCGTCAGGGAGTTTTCGATTCTCTCGTCAGTTTTGCCTTCAACGTGGGCCTCGGCAATCTCCAGCGTTCTTCCCTTCGGATGAAGACCAACCGGGGCGAGTTTGAGGAAGCGGCTGATGAGTTCCTGAAGTGGACTAAGGCCGGTGGCCGGGTACTTCCTGGCCTGGTCAAACGGCGTATGGACGAGCGTTCCTTGTACTTGTCCGGCGTGCATTGTACAAACGATCCTGCTAATATCCGGTAGGGGATCTCTACCTCCACACGAAGGGTTTAAGATGGCAGAGAAAATTAAACTCGTTCAAGGGGACACCCGCCCTCAGGTGCGCCTCACGCTTACCGACGAAAATACGGGTCAGGTCATAGACCTAACGGGTGCTACCGTTACCCTACACTTTCGCTCTGTCGGCGCTACTACTTCGTTGTTTTCACGGCAAGGCGTAGTTATTGACGCCCCAAACGGCATCGCTGTCGTTTCCTGGCAAGCCGGTGACCTTAACGTCCCGGCTGGTGAGTACGAGGGGGAGATCGAGGTCTACTGGTCCGCGACCAACGCGCGCCAGACAGTTTACGACTTGTTGAAGTTTAAAGTCCGTGAGGACATCGCGTGAAACTGACTGCCGCTTGGACAGTCATAAAGAGCGCCATATCTTCCCAGGCGCTCTCTGCATCGGTTTCCGCCGTGCAGTTAGCCGCAGCTACTCAGGCAGCGGTCATTACGCTAGTCTATGAGCTGGGGCTGTTTTTACTCCTTGTCGATCGGGAAGACGGAGTTTCCGTAGACGAAAACCTGCAGCGTTCTTTTTCGAAGCGTTTAACTGACGCATTTAGGGCAGTCGATGCCCATGCTTTAGGTTTCCAGAAATCGGCCCAAGATGCAGTCGCCTTAACAGATGCCGAAACGCTGGCTATCTTTAAGAACAACTCAGACCTACTTCAACTTGTAGACATCCGAGCCGTAGCAGTGGCAAAGGCGCTGGCAGACGGCGCCTTGACGCAAGACAAATTGGTCAATGCGGTCTACAAGGCTCTCGTTGATCTTGCCGCTGTTATAGACAATAAGTCGCTCGCTACCGGCAAGGTGGTCGGAGACGCGCTAGCCATTGCCGATGAAGCGTTTGCCTCGGTCTCCAAATCGCTGACTGACACAGCAGTTCTGTCGGACTTGCATCAGTTCTCTGCCCAAAAGAGCCTCTCCGATGTCGTCGGAGTAACCGATGACATCGACGGTGCTTTGACTATTGAAGACGACCAAGAGGTCAACTTCTTTAAGTTTACTAGCAACGTTGCTGCAGCTACTGACAACTTTGTTCGTCAGGTTGACTACGTACGCCAGTTTGACGACGCCGGGTTTGTCGCTGACCAGAGTGTTCTGGCCAGCAATAAAGCCCTCGCCAATGATGCGGAACTGACTGACGCAGCAGCACGCGTGTTTGACAAAGGCCTCTTTGAGTTCCCGTCCGTTGCTGATGCGTTCGTAAGCTCGGTACAGAAGGCCGTCGATGATCTCATCCGTGCTACTGCTGAGGATCAGCACGAACTGCAGATCAACAAGATTGTAGCCCACGTTGCAACAGTCACGGATACTATCCTACTTGCGCTGACGTCGATACGTAACGCTGCTGACTCCGGTATTTTGTCTGACGTAGATGTCTTGGAGATATCTAAGGCGCTTAACGAAGCATTGTCAGTTGCTGACACAGCTGTAGTATCGTTGTCGAAGCCTTTATTTGACAGCGTTGATCTGTTTGACCTGGTATCACAAGAACTGTCTAAGCCTCGCGCAGACAGTTCGTTGGTATCAGACGATTCTGTCTTGGCTTTGTTTAAGGGGCTAGCAGACGAAACTCAGATCTCTGATCAGTTTGTCTTGATTGCTACATACCTACGTAGCATTGATGATTCCTCTGTAGCAGTTGACCAGTTGGTACGCTTGCTATCAAAAGTCCTGTCTGACTCAACCACTGTCTCGGATTCGCCGTTCAAGCAACCGAACTTAGGTAAGTCGGATTCTGTGTCAGTAGGAAGTTCGGGAACGCTACTGATGCAAGGGTACTGCGATATTACGTATTTCGCAGAAGACTTTGTCGGTAGTTCTCGGTCATTTACTTAGTGAGGTCTTTTTAGATGAATACGCTCGAAAGTTTGAAGGTGAAGGGTCGCCTGAACATTGTTCTGCGCGACAAAGACGGTAACGTCAAGGACGAGCGCGAGGTCGATAATCTCGTCGTCAGCTCGGGCTTGGCTTACATCATTAGCCGTATGGTCGGCACGTCGAAGGCTGTCATGTCTCATATGGGTCTCGGCTCTGGTACCACGGCTGCTGCCGCTGGTCAGACCGATCTCGTGAGCGTGCTTGGCTCACGTGAGGCTCTTGATTCCAGCACGATCGCTGGCACGGACAACGAAAAGGTTGTTTACGTTGCCTCGTTTGAGCCGGGTGACGCGACTGGTGCTGTGACCGAAGCGGGCATTTTCAATGCCTCGACGGCTGGTGACATGCTCTGCCGCACCGTGTTTCCGGTTGTGAACAAGGGCGCAGATGACGCATTGTCCGTTACTTGGACGATCACGTTGTCAGCGGTCTAACAGAGACCGTAAATGTCAACGGTAACTCTTAGAAACGTAAAGGGATCGCCGCTGACTAATGCGGAGGTTGATGCTAACTTTTCGAACTTGAATAGCGACAAGTCGGAAAAAGCAGCCAACCTCAGCGACCTCACTAGCGCGAGTACCGCCCGGAGCAATCTGGGCGTGTACTCAAGCGCTGAGGTAGACAGCAAAGCGATTGCTATGGCTATCGCTCTGGGGTAACACATGGCTTTTAAATCGATCGCATTGCCGAACATCGGCACATCAGGATCGCCTTCGACTGTTACTACTACCGTACAGGCTGGGGAAACCCAGACCCTTATTGGGTTAGCTTTTGCCAACGCAAGCGGTACAAACGTGACTATTTCGGCGAAACTGAACAAGAGTGGCGGCGCTTCTGCGTTCTTAATTAAGGACGCACTGGTTCTTCCAGGCGGAGCGTTGGCGGTGGTAGGCGGCGATCAAAAAGTGGTGCTCGAAACGGGCGACACAATTACTGCGTACGCAAGTGCTAGTAATTCAGTCGACGCTACTCTGTCTTACCTCGTCTGAGGATTGAGCAATGGGCTATATTGGTAACGCTCCGTTTGGCGGACAAATCACTGGTGACAACGTCCTTGACGGGTCAGTTGGCACAGCTGATATAACCAATGGAGCAGTTACGGCTGCCAAACTTAGTTCTACTGCTATTACTGATAAGCTTGGATTCACGCCGTACAATTCCGCTAACCCTAGTGGGTACATAACTAGTTCTGCGCTCTCTCCGTACTTAACGATTGCTAGCGCAGCTAGTACGTATCAGACTATCCTTACCTACTCTGACGTTACTACAGCTCTCGGATTTACTCCGTATAACAGCACAAACCCTAGCGGGTATATATCCGGCAACCAGACGATTACCGTCTCCGGTGACGCCAGCGGTAGCGGTACTACTGCAATCTCTCTTACGCTGGCTAACAGCGGCGTTAGTGCTGGCACCTACGGTAACGCAACAAACATTCCTCAGATCGCGGTTGACGCTAAAGGTAGACTTACTTCTGTTAGTAACGTTGCTGTTAGCATCCCGTCCGGGTCTTTGACGTTTACCGGTGATGTAACTGGAACCGGATCGACTGGATCCAGCACGGCATTGACGTTAGCCAACAGCGGCGTGTCTGCCGGTACGTACACAAAAGTCACTGTTGATGCGAAAGGCCGCGTTACTACCGGAGCATCGCTAGCCTCGGGCGACCTGCCTACCTACACCGGCACGATCACCTCAAGCCAGGTGACGACCGCGCTCGGGTACACGCCTCCGCAGCCAACCGGTACTGGTGCAAGCGGAACGTGGGGCATCTCGATCAGCGGCAACGCTGCTACGGCAACCACGGCTTCCAACGTAAACAACGGCACGTTGACAATGAACGTGTCGGGTACGGGGTTGTCTGGTTCTCAGACTTTTACGGCTAACCAGTCGAGCAACGCAACGTTCACAATAACGTCGAACGCAACAAGTGCAAATACAGCAAACGCTATTGTCGCGCGTGATGCTAATGGTGCTTTTGTTGCTCAAGACATTACCGCCACTCGTAGTAACGGCACCGGCGTTATTTTCTTTGGTAATACTGGAACGCGATACCTTTTCTGGGATGGGACTAACTACGCCATGCCCGGTGCCAATCTTTTTGTTAACGGTTCTCAGGCCGTCACAAATAACGGTGGTACGTGGGGCATCAATATCTCCGGCACGGCCGCGTACGCAACCAACACTACGCAGGGTTTTGCTAGTAACTGGAACACCGACTTCGCCAACACGCCTGCTGGGAGCACAAGGCTTTCTGGCGACACACCTACTGGTAGCTCAACAGGTGGCCCCGGTGGAGTGTGGTGGTTCCAGCAAAACATGCGTCATACCAACGCATCAAACGTCTGGGGCGTTCAGGTCGCGTGGGGGTGGGAAGACAATGCTAACGTTCTTCGCACTCGCAACGTACAAGGCGGCAATTACGGTGCGTGGGTCACGTACCTTAATAGCGCTAATTACACTTCTTATGTAACGGGTAGCAAATTGCAGTCACAGACATTTACAGGTTCGGGCACCTTTACTGTCCCGACAGGCGTTACATCCGTTTGGGTCACCATGGTTGGTGGCGGCTCAGGCGGAGGCGCAAGCGCATACGGCAACGGTGCTGGCGGCGGCGGTGCTGGCGCATATATGATCAAAAGGGCCGTTAATGTTACGCCGGGATCAGGAGTTGCTGTCACTATCGGTGGAGGGGGTGCTGGTCACCCTCCTGACTCTCAAGGTAACGGGTCTCCTGGCGGTGCTACTTCGTTTGGCTCAATTAGCTGCTCTGGCGCGCTTGGTGGCGGTGGTATTGGCCAACAGCAAAATTCACAGGCAGGCGCTGGTGGAGCGGTTGGTGGCGCAAGGCAATACACTTTCGCAGCGGGTAGCCTTGGCGGGCTAGTGGGTAGAAACGTAACGGGTGGCGTCAATTGGGGCGGCGGTGCAGGCGGCCTGTATGGTAACGGCGGTAACGCTAGCGACGCTTACGGTGAGAGCGCGGTTGGAAACTCCGGCGGCGGTGGCGGTGCTGGTGGTTATGGCGGCGGCGGTAACGGTGGATCGGGAATGGTTATCGTCGAGTGGTTAGCATAAGGAGTATAAGACGTGGCACATTTTGCACAGCTTGATGAAGACAACGTGGTAATCAAAGTCGTAGTGATTGGCAACGAAGATATATGCGACGAAGACGGAAACGAGGTTGAAAGTATTGGCGTCGCCTTTTGCCAAAGTTTATTTGGCGAGGGCAATTGGGTGCAGACCTCGTATAACGGAACGTTTCGTAAACGATATGCTGGCGTAGGTTATACCTATGACGCTGACTACGACGCGTTTATCCCACCGAAGCCATTTGCTTCTTGGGTTTTTGATGAAGTCAAACTGAACTGGGCACCACCGGTGCCATTTCCGTCTGACGGTGGACGCTACGATTGGGACGAAGCATCAGGCTCTTGGGAAGCCATTGCTGGTTCAAACGGTTAATAGGTGCTAAATGGAAACGTATTCTTTTGTTCTTACTGAGCAGGACGCCAACATTATTATTGGCGCGTTGGCAAAACAACCGTTTGAGGTGGTTGTGAACCTGATACAGAAACTTCAAACGCAAGCTGAGAAGCAAAGAAACGCTAAGGAAATGATGGAGGTAGCGGCAGGAGCGGCTTCCACCGAACTTCCTAGCCCAGCCAAATAAAATCAGAGCAGCAAAAGCTGCTCTTGAGGTAACGCATGGCATACATCGGCAACGCACCAGGGTTCTCAACGCAGCGCATCGTGACTACGTTCACGGCGACTGCTGGTCAGACCTCGTTCTCGCCCACCGGCGGGTACATACTTAATTACGTCGATGTGTACTACAACGGCGTTAAGTTGGTAGCGGGTGACGATTTCACTGCTACCGACATGAGCGCGGTTGTATTAACCATTCCTGCTTCTGCTGGTGACATGGTTGAAGTTGTCTCGTATGTACCGAGAGGCTTAACTGACGGTTACACCAAGGTTGAAGCCGACGCTCGCTACGAACCAATTGATAGCGCGTATACAAAAGCTGAAGCTGATGCCCGTTACGAACCAATCGATAGCGCCTACACGAAAGCAGAATCTGACGCTCGTTACGAGCCTTTAGACAGCGCGTATACAAAAGCTGAGTCTGATGCGAAGTACGCGCTGTTAGGTGCGAACACTGACATTACTTCGCTAAATCCTGACTACATAACGTTTGACCAGACGGCAGTCGTCACCGACGCTGTTGGCCGCTTGACATGGGATTCTGCGACCGGCTCTTTGCGCATGCCGATGCTCGGCGGTAATGCCGTTGCGTCTCTCGGTCAAACAATGCATGCGTATGTAACTAACGCCGAGTCGTTTACAATCAATAAAGGGCAGCCTGTATATCTACACTCTGCTCAAGGCGATCGAGCGACGGTAAAGCTGGCGTTTAATACTTCTGATGCAACATCGGCAAAGACTTTTGGTCTTGCCGCTGAAAACATAGGCGCGAATCAGACAGGCTACGTTATTTGCCAAGGCGTACTAAGTAATATAGATACATCCGCTTACACTGGCGGAGCAACTCTTTACCTTGGAAGCACTGCTGGGTCGCTAACAACGACTAAGCCAGTAGCGCCAAACCACTTGGTTTATATCGGCGTTGTCGAAAAAACCAATGCTGGCGGCGGTCAGATTTACGTTCGCCCACAGAATGGGTACGAGCTGGATGAGATTCACGACGTACTGATTACGTCTCCTGCCAATGGGCAGATACTGGTATACGACGGCTCCACTAACTTATGGAAAAATCAAGCCCCGGCTGGCGGTCTGCCAGATTTAGTAGTCGTCTCTGGCACTACGCAAGCAGCCGTCGCTAACAAGCACTACGTTTTGACTAACGCTGCTACCACGACCGTCACACTTCCGGCTTCTCCGGCGGCTGGCGACGTAGTGTGGGTCACTGTAGAGAACGGCCGCATCGACAACGTGATTGCCCGCAACGGCCAGAACATTGAAAGCATCGCGGATGACTTACTGCTCGACGACACGCAAGCGTCGCTGCAGCTCCGCTACGTCAACGCAACTATTGGATGGGTTTTGATATGACCGCTCTTAGCAGCCTAAGGTCTGGCGGAAAGCCAAAACAAGTAACTACGTATACAAGTGGAACTGGAACATATACGCCTACCGCCGCTAATGCGTGGTGCTACGTCACTCTCGTCGGCGGAGGCGGAAATGGTGGCGGCGGCTCCGGTGACGGCGGGTCTGCTGCAGCTGTATGGACACAGTGGATAAAGTTGTCAGGGGCTACTTCTTATGCTGTTGGAGCTGGCGGCGGCGGCAACACTACGTTTGGCTCGTTAACCGCAGTTGGAGGTAGATCCGGCGGCGGCAACTTCTCTCAGGGTAGTGACGCTGGCGGAGGAGCTGGTGGTTTTAATGGACAGTCGTCGCAATATGGCGCAGGAGGTTCTGGATCTGGCTACGGGGGTGTAAACGGTGGTAACGCAACTGGCTACGGAGCCGGTGGGGGCGGCGCCGGGTACTACTACGGCGGGCGGGATGCTGGCAGCGGGTCTGGCGGTTTAATTATCATTGAGGATTTTGGACCATGAAGCGTTGGGCATTGATTGAAGACGGAAAAGTAACAAATGTCGTCGAGCAGGCCACGCAGCCGGTATTGTTTGGTTCATGGGTTGAAACGCCGACGCACTATGTTAGCCCCGGTTGGAGTTATATAGATGGCGAATTCGTTGACCCACGTCCGCCGATCACTATTCCTAACATTATCACAAAGGTGTCGTTTCGTTTCCGCATGACCGACACTGAGTATGTCGGCGTTCTGACCGCTGCCAAGACCGACGTTGAGGTCCAGGCTTGGGTCGAGACCTTCAACATGGTGTCACAGGTCAACTTGTCGGACGAACGAACCGTGGCCGGACTTAACGTCTTGGTCAGCAAAGGTCTGCTCACCCAAGAGCGGGCTACAGAAATACTGTCTACTACCGTACTAGAGGGGGAAAGGCCGTAATGTCCAGAGCCAGAACACTAGCCAGCGCCATCGGTTCCGACGGTGCGCTTAACGTAGGCGACGTCGCGGGGCTGCATACGGTCGCGTCTACGGGTCTTTTTTCGGACCTTATGAGTAAACCCACAACCCTGGCCGGATATGGTATAACAGACGCGGCCACGCAACAGTACGTCGCTGATTCCATTGGAGAAGTAGAAGCGCTCGCGTTGGCGGGCATTTAGAGAGGTACGGCCAAATGCCAGTCAATATATCGGTTTTTGAGTCCAGCCTTCAGTCAAAACTGAACGGTACTACTGGCTCAAGCAGTGGTACTGAGTTCTTACTCCTGTCCAAGTCGCTCAACGAGCTTAACACAGGTTTTACCGCTACCGTTGCTGCTGTTAACGATCTTCCTGCCGCAGCTGGAAATGCTGGGCGAATCATTTTTGTCACCGCAACCAACCTGCCGTACTACAGCAACGGCACGTCTTGGAACTCAATCAGCGGCACGGTTTCCAGCATCTCGGTGTCCGGTGGTACGACCGGTCTTACGACTACTGGTGGCCCGATCACTGCGAGTGGGACGATCACGCTTACCGGTACTCTTACGGTAGCTAACGGTGGTACCGGCGCAACAACCGAGTCTGGTGCCCGAACGGCGCTTGGTGTACCCAGCCTGACAGGTACTGGAGCGACCGGCTCCTGGGACATCTCAGTCACCGGCACCGCGTCCAACGTTACCGGTGTTGTTGCCGCTGCCAACGGTGGCACTGGCATTACATCTCCTGGCGTGGCTGGGAACGTCCTTACCTCTGACGGCACCGCATGGGTAAGCACGCCTGTTCAGGGGTTGCCCACCGCGAATATTGTAAGCGGCACGACTCAGCAGGCCGTAGCACTCAACCACTACATTCTGGTCAACGCAGCAGCGACCACGGTCACGCTGCCAGCGACCCCGTCGCTTGGCGATGTGGTGTGGGTGACGGTGGCTAACGGCAGAACAGACAACGTCATCGCAAGGAACGGATCAAATATCCAGTCCCTTGCAGAGAATCTTACGATTAACGCGGCCTACGCCGCTGTTCAACTTCGGTATGCAGACGCAACGAGAGGATGGGTTTTCACATGAGTACGCTCACTCAATTTACTGGCGGCGGCGATTCGATACTCGGGGAAGTCGTCGAGTTTAACGCGCGAACCAAAGGGTTTAGCTTTACTGACGGTACTCGCGAATACATGCAGACCGGCGTTATCAAAGAGTACTCCTCTGCGTACGCGCCTCTTGTTGCATCAAATACGCTGTGTGGAATCAGCGTGCCTACTGATCCCCTCCATAAGGATTGGTCGTTCTTGTCGTACTCAAACTACTGGAACCAAACTTCTAGTCATGCTGGCGCCAAATTTTTTCAGCTAGGAACAGATCAAGCAAGCGGACTTCCGTACAAGCATATATGCCTAATTGGCAGCAACTACGCAGGCGCAGGTTCTACTTGGTTCAAGCATAAGTACGGCGTCAACTTTGCAAACACCGTGACCGCCCAGCAGGACGACGACGGTGGCGGAGTTCATTCAGTTCATTTGTTCAATAACCGGCTCGTGTTTAGTGGCTACCGCTCCTCAATGGATACTGACGCCAACGGCTTCAGTATGTTTTGGTCGACGGGCGCTAATAGCCCTACACAAAATGCTACTCGTAACTATCAGACTACATGGAACTGGGGCTACACGCCGATCCCAGCGGAAAATCAGACTACTGCGCTTTTGTGGACTATTTATGAGTACGCCAGAAGCGGGTGGAGCGCTAACGCCTTTAAGACCACAGACGGCGTTAACTTTACGTCGCTAAATATCACTTCAGATCTACGTTATCCGGGTCGGTTTACTTGGTCTACTGTGGGTAACTGTTGGATTATGGTGACATGGGACGGCCGTATCATGACGTCTGCTGACGGACAGACGTGGACTCAACGGACTGTTCCGGTTGGTATGCCGACCTCTATAGGCCATTCTATGTTGTTTGGCTCTTCGGGGTATCGCTTCTGCGTAGATCATCCGACCCAAGGCACCATTATTTGTCTCGATAGTAACGATACAACTAGTCTGTACTTCCTTAAGACTACAGACGGTATCAACTACACCCTCTTAAACGCAGCGAGTGCAAACCCCCACCTGCGTAATTATTTTTGGGGTGCATCTGGCTATCAGCCGCGCCTTATGCGGGATGGCGATACGTTGATTATGTACAACGTATCAACTACTAACGGTGACACTGCAGGTTCTACCATTGCCACCTCTACGGACTTTGGTCAGACCTGGACGCTTCACCCATTAATTTTCAACAACAACCCGCCAAGCAATACGTTGCAGACTGCCGGTGGTATTTACTTAAACTTTATGGGGTTAGAGAAGTTTGATTCTAAGTGGTACGGAATTTTCATGGCTCGCAACCAATACGGCACTGTTGGTACAAAAGCCTATGAATTAACAAACCGTGGTGGTTATTTCTCAGGCACGCCAACCCATATTGGCGTAACTCAGGGCCTTTCGTTTGCAACCGGCAGCAGTTTGTCGCCCTATGTTCGGATTAAGTGAGGATTAGACAATGTCAGAAGAGTTTATCTTTATTCCTCAGGTCGAGCCAAAAATCGTCACTAAGCTGGCGTTCCGCTATCGACTGACCGACGAGGAGTTTGTCGGGATCATCGATGCGGCGCAGACCAGCGTGCCGGTGCGAGCATGGTTTGAGACGTTCAACATGGTTTCGCAGATTAACCTCGCCGACAAGCGAACTGCTGACGGACTTGACGCTTTGGTTGCGCTAGGACTGTTGGAAGAGGAGCGAGTCAAGGAGATTATTGAGGCCCCCATCCAGCCGGAAGAACGCCCCTAATTTCTACCACGGCTACCTGCCGTGGTAATATTTAGGGCAGGAAAGATCACTTAGGAAGAACCTATGGCCGACGCTACGGTAACAATTGATGGTAAGCAGTATGAGCTGGACAAGATCTCAAACGAGGTCAAAGAGCTAATGTCCCTGCACGCTCAGGCTCAGGAGATGATGGTTGCTGCTCGCCGCCAAGCGGTTATCCATGAAGTTTCGGTAGTTAATTTGGCTAATCTAATTAAAGTTCGGGTGGAGGCTGAATCCGATGGCAGTAAGCCAGCTGAGCCACTTTCAGGCCATGTCGTCGAATAACGGGCATGATTTCGACGACCGCTATTGGGAGGTGGCCTCCCGGTTAGCCGTCCACGAAGCTATGTGCGAAGAACGATCGAAGAACATAGACGATCGTCTCGTTAAGATCGAGTCCGGTATTGAGAAGATTAACCAATGGGGAATCCTGATTGGGTTCACACTGATCTGTAGCATGGCGGGAATCCTCGTTACCTTGCTACTCAAGTGAGGTACGTATGGCCTATTTTAAGCTCGACCGGTTTAGCGGCATCGCACCGGGAGTCTCACCTAGACTTCTAGCAGACCAGTTTGGCCAGACGGCCGAGAACATTGATTTTGAGTCCGGGCGACTGACCCCGACAACTAACGACGTAGACGTATTCACGCTTCA